ATTTATCTTTTTCTAAAGCTTTAGTTTTATCAGCTAATTGTACTGCTTGTAATAATGCTTCATATTCAGTCATGTTAGGATTTTGTTTTTTTATTCCCATAGCCATAGATGATACAGCAAATGCTGCGCCTGTAGATTGATCACCAAGTTCATATTGTTTTTCCATCAATGTTGTTGCAGCATTAATTAAATTCTTACTTGGTTCATCAGCTTTATTTAAATCTTGATACAATTTTAATATTTGTAGTTCAGCTTTACTAACAGCTAAGTTATTAGCATGTGCAGCTAGTGCATCTTTCTTTGCTTTCTTTTTAACTTTCATACCTTCAAATAATACACTAGTAATATCACCACCATTTTTAGCTTCCATATGCATAGCTAATGCAGTTTGAAATCCTGGTTTATCAAGATCATTTAAGAATGTATCAATACCTGAATTAAGTTTATCTAAAAAACCTTCAGTCTTTTTATCTGTACCCATTGCTTCTGTTAATTGATTACTTGCAGAAGATATTGTACCATTACTATTAGTAGCTACACTTGTAGCATTTATAATACTATTTACATCTGTTTGTGTTGAGTCTTTAATTTTACCAGCACTAATATCTTTCTCAAATATATTTGTGATGCTATCAGGATCTATTGGTGGTAAATCTACTACTTTCTGTAAGTATGGTTCTAAAAACTTAGCAGTACTTTTAGCCCAACCACCAAATAAACTACCTTCATTTATTACTAAATTAGGTTTATCAAATGTAACATCTCTGCCTTCTACTCTTTTATCAATCTCTTGTGGATTAATTAATTTTTTACTATCAGTAATTTTTGGAGTTCTACCTGATTCATCTGTATAAAGTGTTGATATAGGTTTAGCTACATATTGATCAAATACATTTGCAAGTTTATTAAAACCAGTTTTACCTGCTTCAACACCATATTTACTAACTCTTTCAGCATCACTTACTAAACCTAATGTTGCTGTTCCTAATGGTGAATCTAAAAATGAATAACCTTCATTTTGTTTAGCTAAAGCTATTTTATTTTCATCAGCTATTCTTTTTTGTTGTAAGTAATCTTCTCGTGAAAGTACATTTCTTGGTCCAATTAAAGACTCGCTAGGAAAAGGATATGAATATACTCGATTACCATCTTTATCTAATCTTTCATCTAAAAAACCTGTTAATGTATTTACCATAATAATCTCCTATAATAATCCTGTTAATCCAGCAACACCACCAATGATAGGTCCAGCAGGTCCTAAGAAACTTAACTGAGAACCTAAAGCAGCTCCAGTTAGTCCTGACATAAGTGGACTAGCTTCTGGTTGATAAGATGTACCAGCATATCCTAAACCAGCAACAGGGTTAACCATTTGAGAATAAGCAGCAAGTCTAGCATATGGACTTTGTTGTTCAAAATTATATCTAGCTATTTGATCTTGCATTTGTCTACCAGCAAGTTCTTCGTAAGCACCACCAACACCACCTAGTCCAGATATACCTCCAGCTATTCTTTGATCCATAGCTGATTGAATACCAGGCAATGCACTAGCACCAGTTAATCTTCTTTGTAATGCAGACTCTGCAGCTCTTTGTTGTCTAGCTATATCTGCTTGAGATCCTCCATATAATCTTCTTAATTGTGATTCACCAGCTTGTTGTTGTCTACCAATATCAGACATTTGTGCTTGTTGAAATCTATTTAAATCTGCTTCATAAGAACGTAAAGCTCTTGCTCTTTCTGCTTCTGCAGCAGATTGTGCAATAGGTGCATAGGCTTGAGTAATTCCTCTTGAAGCAGCTTGTTGTGCCATAGGACTAGTTCCTGTTCTACCTTGACCACCAAATTGAGATTGTATATTACCCATTACATCACTAGCAATAGTAGATCTTACATTACTTAAATAATCTCCACCAGGTTGTAATTGATCATATGCAGGTCCACCAGCATAACCAGTTCTACCAGTATAAGAACTACCCATTCCCATACCTAAATTAGGACCACCATATGAAGTACCCATAGCTCCAGTTGCAGCATCACCAAATGTTTGTCCTGCTTGATTATATAAATTAGATCCACCCATTTGATCAAATGCTTGAGCTTCAGTTAAGTTTAATGCTTGTTGAGTTTGTGGTGCAAAAGGTATAACAGTTGATGATGGGAAAT